ATTTTTGTATAAATAATATTTCCATGTTCCTTTTTTAATTTCTTTTGGAAGTTCTGGCGCTTCAAGTAAAGATTTGTACATTTCATACAAAAACTCACGTGCTAATTTTCCTTGCGATATTGCAGGAGCAGGTAAATATGGATTTGATAAAGGGTCTTGACCAACAACCCATCCTAACATCCAGGAATGAACACCTGCTGCTTCAATAGCATTAAATCTTCTTAAATTCTTTTTAACCCATGTAGTATCTAATTCTCCAGGGTCAGCAGCACCAAGAATTTCATGCCTGTAATTTAAAAGAGCATGACCTAAAATAGCTCCAAGAGCTAAAAATTGGAAATTCCTATGATAGTTACCATTTTTATTATTTTCTCTAAATCCATTGTATATATTATGTGAAGCAGATATAGCTGTTTGTGCATACACAGCAAAAGGTTTTAAAAGTTTACCCATAATTTGCGGTTGATACAATGGGTCAACTGTTCCTTGTGTATTTTGATGTGAAGCTAACATAATTTTTAATTTAATTCTATCAAGTCTTTTCTGCAACAAAGCTCTATCTTTAACAGAAACATCATTGCCATCTACATCTTTAAATCTTTTAGCAAAAACACCTTTTTCTTTTATTGAAAATTCTGGTTTACTCCAATCAATGTCATAATCAGAAAATCCATATTTTTTAAATAAATCAATTTCACTAAAACCATCTTTTTCTTTAGTATCAGATAATTGATACCTTGTTTTTAATCTATTGATAGCTGCAGCATTTCCTTCTTTAGCTTGTGCCACTAAAAATGGAAGTTCATCTAAAGCTAAAAATATACTTGAAGTTCTTGCAATACCTTCCGTTGTTGGAAATCTCATTGTAGTAAATACTTTTTCTAAAACTTCAGCAAGAAAATTATCTTCTGCTTCGTTAATAGATACATAACTAATTCCAAGCATACCAGTTTGTTGAGCTTCTAGTCTTTTTCTAAAATCCGTTGCTAAAGCTGTATAATATAAAACTTTAGGCAAATCGTAAGCTAAAGAATTTGCTGTAACTCCAATAAGAGCATTTTTTAAAGGTGATGTTGCACCTGATAGATTTGCTCTAACTAAATATCTATTTGCTCTTCCTAAAGTATTCATTGCTGATTGAAGATATTCTAAGCTTGCATCTGTATTTCTATCTGGCCTTAGTCCTGTTCTTACCTGTATTGCTGTTTGTATAAATTCACCAAATTTATTTTTATTCACATCTAATTTTGCTATAACAGATGGTAAGTTGGTTTTAAATTTTAAATTAGGTATGTTAACCAAATATGGAAAATATTGCAAATTTGCTATAAGTTTTGCTGTTGATGCAGCATAGTTTGGTATATAATTATCATACTTATGTTCATAAACGTCAATAAATTTTCCTGATTTAGTTTTAATTCTTTCACCTAAATATATTTTTCTTCTTAATAATGTTCTTGGATTTAATCTTGAACCACCAAATTGTTTTTCAAAAGTCCAATCTTTATATGCTTCTACTATGCCATCTTCTTTAAATTCATCAATTTGTTCTTTTGTTAGTTTTTTTGTTTTATATTTTTCAGAAGCCATTTCAACAGCATATATATTAGCTTGCTTATCAAGTCTGTTTTGTAAATTTAAATTTAATAAATCAACTTCCTTTTTAAATTCTGTAGTTAAAACTCTTGGAACATAAAATGATTCTTCTATAAATTTTAAAATTTTTTTAGTTTCCATGCTTTGATATTGAGCATCGTTCATATTAGATTTTAATGCAAGCTTTATAGAGTTCATATTGCTTGTTGTGTACTCTTTCCAACTTTTACCTATTTTAGATTCAACAGTATCTATTCTATAAATTACTTTATTTGTGCCTTCCATGTTTTTAACATCATATACTTTATTAAAAAACTTTGTAGCATTTTTTAATCTAGTAGCACCAACTTTATCTTTAGGATTATTTTTAACAAATTCTTTTAATCCATTATAAGCTTGAACATCAAGATATTTAATATTATCTTTTATTTCTTTATCAAATAGTATTTTCCCATATTGTACAGCTCTTTTTTTAGGTCTAATTAATGTAGTAGGTTGTGTTACCATTCTTCTTAAAATAGGTCTATTTTCTCTTAATGCTTTATCATGTAGCATTATATAAGCTTCTTGTTCAAATTTCTTTAATCTAGCTCCTTCAGATACATCCAAAACTTGATGATTCTCTAAATCAGATGCTAATTTTTTTAATTCTGGTTTTTTGATTTTATCTGCAATCATTCTAATTACAGTTGGTTGTTGACCATATAAGTTGGCTTGCATTGCAGTAGTTTTTAAAAATTTTTCTAATCCTTTACCAAAAAACTTATTACTCATTTCAGATAATTTATCTATGTCTAATGAATTTTTTGTTTTAAGAAAAGGTTCTACGTCTTTTTTTATAGCAGGATTATCATCTATAAATCTTATTAATTCTTTAGTTTGTTCAAATGTTAAATCTAATGGGTTAATATCTTCCAATGATTTATCAGATGAATAAAATAAATTTTTAATTAAAGTTTTATATTGTTTATCACCAATATTATTGTCTAACAATATGTCTTCTGCTGTTGTAATGTTTCTATATTTTTTTGCTAAATCTTTTTTATTTGATGCAGTTATATTTTTTAAATCAACTACCATAGATGCAAATTGAGCTAAATCAGCACTTGTAACATTTTTATTTAATTTAAATTCACTTGGATTTTCAATACCAACACTATTAGCATAAAATTCCATAAGTCCTTTTGATTCAACTGACCCCATGTCTGATGTTAAATTATTCCATAAGTTTTTTACAGATTTTAATAGCTTGCCTTTAACTTCATCATTTAAAGTAATATCTTCTTTGCTTGCTTTATTAACAAAGTTTTTAACAACAGTTTTATCTGGCTTATTACTAATATCTTCTATTGATAATCCTAATTTTTTTGCTCCTTTAGATATTTTTTGTACAACCTGTGTAACACCTTTTTCTACAGGTGATTCTTGTAATAATTTTTGTTTTTCAACAGCTATTTTAGTTAATAGCTTTTCTTGTGCTTTATGTATATCTCCCCAATTTTCTCTTTGTGTATAATAATCATCTATAGCTTCTTTTGTTCCATGGCCAGCAATTAATAACATTTGTGATTTTTCAGGGCCAGTTAATTCTAAACTATTAATAAATATTTTTTCTATTTCTTTAAATGCTTTTGATTTTACAAATCCATCAGGAAATACTTTTTTACTAGCAGTTGTTAATTTTTGAGCAAATTGTGGAAATATTAATTCATTTGGTTTTGATAATTTTTGCAATTGCAATGCTTTATTTTTAGGCAATGTTATTATTCTTTTTCTACCTCTAGCTTTAGCAGCACCACCCTCTTTCCTTGGTTTTAATAAATCTATATAATATTTATTATTTTGTGAATCAAAAACTATATGTCTTCCTCTTAATGCAGATATTTCTTCAGCACGAATTGGTGCATAATTTGCTATTAAATCTAAACCTAAATTAAATGTTTTATCTTTTTTCATTAGTGATTTTATTTGAGGAACTTTACTGTAAAATTCTTTTGGTTCAGGTAGTATTTGTTGTAATTTTTGTGTTCTTAATGCTAAATTATAATCAGCAGTTAATTGTTTTATATATTTGCTTTTTAAAGGATTTTTATTGATATAATTATTTTCAAGAAGACCTTTAAATATTTCATTAACATTTGTTGTTGTATTTGGTGATATTTGACCAGTTTTTACTTGTGGTTGTTTTTTTAACCATTCAAAATAATTTTCAACATCTTTATTTGTTATTTTTGTTATACTTTTTCTACCACTATGTTTTAACATACGATTTACATCTAACAATCTTTTTCTTAAAACTTCAGGTGTAAATGTATCTTTCAATATTGCAATATCATATTTATCTTTAATATTACTAGTTACAGATTTTTTATTTACGTATTTATTTAAATCATCTTTTTTAACATCTTTTATTAAATTATCATAAGATTGTTTGTTAACAGGTATATCATCACTATAGGGTAGTAATTCTTTCTGTCTTTGTTGCTCTGTTTTTATACCTTTAATGTCAGTTTGTATGTCTTTTAATAAAGACACTACTTGTTCTGCAATACTATTATTAGGTTTTTCTACAATATCAATACCTTCGCTTTTAGCAACACTTGCAGATTTCAATTCACCTGCATCTATTCCTTGCTGTGCTGATTCTTTATCAATAGTAATAACCTCGTTATTCATAGGTTTTCCAGCTTCTAATATAATAACATCTTCAGTTGGCCTATGTAATTCAGATTTAACATCTTGTTTTTCAACTTCATTTTTACCATAACCTTGTAATAATGATTGAGCCATATCTTGTTTTATCATATCAAACTTGTCAATTGTTTTTTGTTGTGCAAGTAAAACAACTTCTCTTTGCTTTTCTGACAATTTTACATTATTTTCTTTTTCATATCTTTGTATATATTCATCTCTACCGTTTTTAGTTTCAATTTGTTGACTTCTATATCCTTGATAACCATTATATCCTAATGGAGTAACGTATGTTAAATATGCAATATCATCATCAGATAATTTATTCATTTCTATTTTTGTAAAATCACCATCTTTGTTTTTAACACCTGCTTTATCTAGTATTTTTATTGTGTTATTTAATATTGTACTTACATCTTTTAATCCATCTATTGTTTCAATTAAACTTGTTTGTGTATTTATATCTTTATCAAAAAATTCAAAAGGTGTATTTATACCTAAATCTGCTTTAACATTAGCTATGCTTTTGTTCATTAGCTTAGTTTCTGTTGTGCCAAAATTCTTATCAATAAGTTTATTGTTTTGATATTTTATATCTTGAACAATACTTCTTCTCATATTGTTTAAAGCTTTTGGAAAATTAATATCTCTAGGTGCAGGTAAACCTTCTATTGTTGCATTTTTACTTTTATGCCAATTAGGGTCATTTCTATATTTATATTGAGTTTTAGGTATAAAAGCTTTGTTTATACCCCACATTAATGCCATACTTGGATATTTTGCCATAGTATCAACAGCAAATTTTTTGTAATCAAAATCACCCTTATCATCGTAATACATAGCTCTTATATCTTTATCTAAAGCCATAGGCATTGTTTGATAAATTAATCCTTGAACTCCAAGTTTAGCTGGCTCACTTGTTAATGCTCTAGATGTAAAAGTGGCTAAATTCTTTTGACCCATTCTCCATTTAGCATTTGCCCATATATGACCTACTCCCATAGCTTGACCTATACCAGTTGTTAAAAGACCAGTTGCAGCCATATCTCTACCACTTTTCCACGAATCAATCAATGTATCCCATGTTTTAATTGAACCATCTCCATTTTGATATTTTCCACGTTTCATTCTTTGGTCAGCGGCTGAATTTATTGCACCTAAAGCAAAACCAGTACCTGCAAATCCACCAGTACCAAATGCAAGCCTTTCTGCTCCTTCTCCTTGCAAATAATCAAAAAGTTTTTTTTGTAATCTTGAGTTTGATTTTGTTTTAGGTATTGTTTTTACAATGTGACCATATCTAGCTTTTGCAATCCAATTAGGTATTTTACTTGATAAATTTTTTAAACCTCTAAAACCATAAGTTGTAAACCTACCTGCTAATCCATACCCTGTAAAAAAAGATAAAACCGAAGCAGGGTCAGAAAAAGAAGCTATAGAAGCAGCAACGTCTTCCATAAAAGTATCGTTATATTTTGAATCATCTACTTCATATAAAGATTTCCCTGTTTGTATTTCATATTGTTTTGCAGGTAAAGTTTGATTTAATCCTTGTTTAATGCTTTCTCTTATACCATCATATTTTTTTAAACCAGGAAATAAATCGTATACATAATTATTTGTATCTACTAAACCTTCTAAAAATGAACCTACTTTTTTTGTTTTAGATGCAGTTAATTCTCCAAGTGGGTCTCCTACACGACCTAATTCTAATCTCGGTTCTTGATTTATTTCTGTTGAATTTTTATTTATAAGTTCTGTTTGTTGCAATGTAATATCGTCCATTACATCATATAAATGATTTACATTTTGAGCTGAAGTATCAATGCTTTCAGGGTTAGGATTGTAAGGTTCTAATGGTGGTGGAGCTATTTCTTCATAAGCAGGTAATTCAGGCTTAATATCCTTCATATAGTTATAAAGTAATTTATTTTTTTCATATTCTGGTGTTCCATCAGGAATACTATCAGAATAATATTTATTACTTATATCTAGTATTTTTTGTAAATCAAAATTTTCAGATAAATTTGCAGACATATTATAGTTCTTCTAATTCTCTTCTAATTTTTTCTTTTTGTTTTTGTTTTTTTCTTTCATTATCTGAAAGAGCAAAATAATTATTTCCTGTCCATCTATAATATTTAGCTTTTTCAAGTTCTATTAATCCTGCATAGCCTCTAGCTTCTTCATCATACATTGTAAATATTTCATCATATGTCATCCCATCCATTGAACTTAAATCACTTGCTATTACTTCATTTATATCTTCTTTTGTTGTTCCGTAAATATCTGTCATATCAGCTATAAGAGCATTGCTGGTCATAGCAACATCTAAATTAAATGTATCACTACCTTTTAATTGTTGTTTTGCTTGAGTTTGAGCTAATGTTTTTTTAAATTTTTCAATAGCATTTATCGAGCTATTATGATTTTTAATATTGCTTGTAACATTCTTTTTAACATCTTCAATTCTACTTTCTAATGCTTTTTTATCTCCTGTTAATACAAAAAACATTTCATCATCATTAATTGTTCCTTCAGACCTTATAGCTACTAAAGCTGTTTCTAAAACACTTTTGTAATTATCTATATCATTTTCAATTGCAAAATCTGCTTTTGGAGATAGACCTTCAGGTTGTGATACAAATTGTAATTTTCCATCTGGATTAAATATAGACTTTGCATCTTTAAAATTATTTATTTTTCTAAGCTCTTCTTGTATTTTGCTTAAGGTTAAGGTATCAGTAAATTTCTTTTTATTTTCATCGCTTGAAAATACTTCATTAAAATTTGGCAATATAGCATACCCATTATCAATAGTTTTTTGATAATTTATAGTATTTCTTGTTTTTTCATTTAGTTCATTATCTTTAGCTATTTTGTTTAATTGTTGAACAGGATTGTCTTGTATATTTTTATTTAAAAACGATTGCGTAGAAATTAAAGTAGTTAATTCATTCAATGAAGTTGCACTTTTAATAGCATCTCCATATCCAGTAATTAAATTTTCTTGATTAGTCCTTTTATTCTTTAATTTGTTATTTTCTATCTTATTAAAATCAATTTGATTTTGAATCAAGTCTTGCTGTTTTTTATACTCCATTTGTTCTTGAGCTGCATTTCTTTGATTAATTTGATTTACTATTTGAAGTAATTGATTTAACCCAGCCATTGGGTCTTTTTTCTCAAATCCTTTTATTGCCATATATTAATATCCTTTAATACGTTGTGCTGTACTATGCCATTGATTAATTAAATCAGAAATCATTCCAATACCTTGTGATTGTTGACCTCTAACATTAGTTAATATATCAGTCATTGATTTACCATAAACATCTCTTGCACCTGCTTGTTGTTTTCCAAATGCAGAAGTTCCTGCAAAACCACCTGCTGCTTGTTGAGCTGCTTGCCCACCAAGACTTTTATATAAACCAGGAAGCATTGATTGTCCTTGTGCTTGTATTTGTGGTGCATAAGTAGAAAAACTAGCTCCTCTTAACATTTCAGGTGATATTCCCTGAAACATAACCGCAGGTATATCTTCTTCAGTTAACCCATATTCTTGTTGAAATGCAGATGCAATTTGTTCTGGTGTTAAATCTGATAATTGTCCAAAACCCATTTGTCCAAAACCCATAGCTTGCAATGAATCTAATATACTTTGTTGAAACATTTTATTCTCCTAATAATTGTTGCAATAACATTGGTAACATTATTGCGCTTTGTAAATTTTCCATTCCTGTTTTTAATCCTTCACCACCTGTAATTGATTCTAATATATTTGCAATTCCTGGAGTCGAAGATTCTAAAACTTTTAAAGGTGGAAGATTTTTTGCTTTTAATAAACTAGATAATTGTTCTGTTATTTTTTTATCGCTAAATTCAGTTAATCCTTGATTCATTAATTGGTCTTCAGCTTCAACTGTTAAATCTCCTAATTTTTTTGATGCTTGTATTCCTTCTTTGTATTTACCATAAACACTTGAATCTTTGTCTGCTCCCATTAATTTACTTAAAACCATACTTGATAAACCACTTCCAAATGCACCTCTAGCTATGTCACCACTTGATATTTGTGCATCTTCGGCCATTCTAGTAAAATCTTTCATTCCACGTCTTAAAAAAGTATTACCATATCTTTCTTGCATATCTTTATTAAGAAGCATTTCAGCTCCTCTTTTTTGGTCATATAATTTTTTACCTGAAACAGCAGCACCTGTTAAAGCTGAAATTAATGGTGTTCCAAATATTGAACCAGCAATTTTTATTGCTTTTAAAATACCTTTGTTTCTGTCAGCTTTTTTTCTTGCATCAGATTGCAATTTTTCAAGTTCATCTTCAAATTTTTCTTGCATTTCACCCATTTGTTTTGATGTGGCTCTTTGCGATTGTTGTTGTTGAAGATTGCTTTTTTGCATTAAATCTGCAAGACTTGCCCTTACTCCTGCTATTTGATATGGTGAGGCCATAGTTATTCCTTTTCTCTTAAAATTTTACTGTTAAATATATTACATTTTTCCTTCATATACAAATTGTCCATTTCACCTTGTATTTTACTTAAAATATCATTTTTTGCATTTTCACAACAACTAACATATTTACTATCATCTGGATAGCCATTAAAACCCCAACCTTCGTTCATTTCTATAGGATTATCTTTAGGTAATTTTTGAAGTTCATCATAATTATCAGTATAACCTACTCTTGATATATCTTTATCTTTATACTTTTTTATAATATTTAATATTTTATTAATCATTAAAAGCTAGTTCCAAAAAATACTGAGTCATTAACAGGTGTAGAAACTGTTCCTGTTGAATATTCAAGATATGGAACCATAGAAGAAGTTGAAGAATCTGATTCTCCAAAATAAAATGCTCTTTCTAAGTTTTCATTTGGATTATTGCCAGACCCTGGTCTGTCTGTAAAACTATCAAAATTATCATAACTATTTTGATACAAAGCATCATAATCCATCATACATATTTTAAAAGTACTTAAACTTTGCAAATCAGATTCAGCATCTGAATTAAAATCAAAAGATTGAGCAAAAGGAACAGAACCTATATTAAGCATACTTGCATTGGCACTAATTATATTAAAACTAGCAACACTACTTGAATCATCGTGAGAAGTATGAATATCAGTAACTACTTGTTCTGTAGAATATTCTTTAACAAAAAAATCACTACCACTCCAATTTGAACTATGACCAGAAAATGCATTCCATTGTTGACTGTCAGCTCCTGCTGAACTATAATTTGATTTTAAAAATATAATGCTTATATCATTATGAGGAGCTGTTTCGCCAGTAGGATAGGCTATTCTTGCCATTCCTCTGCATTTAAATTTTAAGTCAGTAACAGTTCCAGTTATTGAAGATGAGTCAAATTCCATATGTGTTTGAGAATGTCCGTATCTTCCAGATGCGCTTGTAAATTGTGAGCCAAGGTTAAAAACAACAACTTCTCCACAACCTGGTCTTGCATTGTTATCTCCAAATGTTGATGAATCATTTTGCGCTCCAAAAAATAATCCAGTTGCGCTATCAGCAAAATCATTACCTCTTATCAAATCAAAATTTGAACTTGTTCTTGGATTAATTGGAGAAGTAGTATCACTAACAAATCCATAAACTCTTGCTTCTTCTGAACTTACAAACAAATCTGCATCTAAATATTGTGCAGAATTAAAATCTAATGCTGTGTCTGGTTTTAATATTTTAGTGTATCTATAACTTCCATCATCATTTTGTTTTAATGTATGGGTAGTATAATAATTTAAATTGTTATAATCCTTATCAAATGCTACTGGTAATCCTATATTAAAACAATGATTAGATATTTTAAAGCTAAAATTATTATTATCATTTGGTTTATAATAATTAGTGTCAACTTCTATTTTTAAATCTACATTAAGTTTATTAGATATATCTGTACAAAAATCAGATAATTCTAAATTTAAAAACGAGGTGTCTTCAAAACTCTTTCTTTTAAATAATGTTTTAATTTTATTAGGTATATCAGCAGTATTAATAAATGCAAAAAACACTTCATCTGTTGAACCATACCCACCAACTTTTTTATTATTTTTTGTAAAATATTTACCACTACCTCCATCATCAAAAACCTCCAATCCGTATATATCGCATATATTATTAGCCATTATATTTTCTATATTATTTAGATTGTAAGCTTGAGCTGTAAATATAATTGCATTTTTAAAATATATACTACTACCTGCTTGAAACATATTTAAAAAACTATAATTACTTAAATCATTATTTCCAAATTCTTCTTCGTCTGTGTATTGACCTGTTGCTATAAACTCATCTGTAATTTTACCAGCAAAACAATCAAAATATGGAATATTTTTATTTAAACGATTATATGCATTATGCATACTAAGAGTTGTATTACCGTTATTTTCGCCTATATTAGTTAAATTAAAGCCAAAATCTCTTATTACAGTATTTTCTTCATACTTATTATTTTCTAATGTTAATCCCTTGGCATATATATCAAATTCTATTTTGCAATCTTTAAATGATTTATTTATCTTAACAAGTTGTCTAACTTTTCTTCTTGTTAATAATACTTCTAAATCTGTTTCTACATTAAAATCTTGAGATTCTTTATCTAGCTCAACATTTATTAAACTAAACTCTAATTGTTGTGTTCCTAAATGTTGATTTTTATCAGGTCTAATTCCTACTACTTTATGTGGATTGTTTCCTTTTCTTTTACCTACACTCATTATACCTTTGTCCATTAAAGATATATCACCAATAGTAGATGTAGTATCGTTAAATGTTAAATCAATATCATCAAATGTTCCATCTGGTTTTTTATAAAACAATGGAGCGCTAATAGGATAAAGCCTAAAGGTTGTATCATCTACTTGACAATGTGTTCTACTTAATGCTTTCATTCTTAAAGTATTTTTTATATTTTTTTACATCTTGTTGCCAAAACTTTAAAGATTCTTTTAATATTTTATTGTATTCTTTTTTAGTCATTAGAAATTTAAACTTGCTACTCCATATGCTATTTCATTATCAGCATCATAAAAAAATGATATAATATCTGTTTTGTTTGCAGCAGTTGTTAATGTAGGATTGCTACCACCTGCAAATAATACTGTAGCACTACCTGATGCAGCCGAACTATCTACTCTATCCCAAACTTTATAATTAGTTACTGTCCTACTACCTGTGCCATCTTGTTTTAATAATAAAGTAAAATTACCTGATGTTTTTGGAAATATTAAATTTAAATCTGTTATATTACCAGCTCCAAAAGTAACAAATTGTTTATTTCCTGTTAAAAAATCTACATTAGTATCAGAAGCATTATATGTAGGTGTTACTAAATCAAAACCAACACCACAACCATCAAACTCTACAGTTCCTACTACATCAAAATTTACACTACCATCTACAGCCAATGTCAAATTTCCATTAGCAGCATCATCATCAACTGTAGTTATGGTTGTAGCTCCGTGATTTGCTACTGCTATTTCAAAATAATCTCCTGTGTCTGCTGAGTCTACAATTTTTAAAGATTGATTATTTAAGTTAAAGTCATAAATGCTTGTACCATTATAAGCTATATATACATTTTTTCCTCCTGCATCAAATGTAATATCTCCACTTGAATCAAATGTCAAATCTCCACTTATTATTTTATCTAAACTTGCAATAGTTAAATCACCACTTGAATATGTTACATCAGATAAATCATTTAAAGCAGAAGCACCTCCACTTACAGTTTGCCAAGAACAAGTCCCATCACCATCTTCTCTAAGAAATTTAGTCCCTCCTGTCTCACCAGTAGATGCAAGTTCTGTTCCTTCTAAATTACAAGTAACAGTTAAATCATATGGGTCTGCATCACTACCATTAGAAGTGTCTGTCCAATTAATATCTATTCCTGTTCCTTCAACAAATTTCCACTCTTTGTCTTGACTTATAGTAACTTCTGTTCCATCTCCGTCTTCAACTACAAATGTTGTTAGTTGATTAGTATTAGTATCTGTGGTCATATCATCAACTACAAGGTCAATTGTACCATCTCCGTCTTGATAAGTAGCTGTAATTCTTGTTTCTGTATTTGAAGTGAACATTGCTCCTACAATGTCTTGAACTTGTTCATTTGTTAATGTAGAAGTTATAAATCCTGATGAACTATTGTCATAATTTGATAAATCATTATCTACTACTAAATCTATAGTCCCATCTGCATCTTGATAAGTAGCAGTTATAAGAGTTTCTGTATTACTGCTAAACATAGCTCCTACTTTATCTTGCACTTGTTCGTCAGTTAAAGTAGCAGTTACAAAGCCTGAGTCATTATTAAATGCAGATAAGGGTATTTCAGATATTAACTTTCTTCTATCTGCTCCATTATCAAGTATTATTAGTTCATCTTCAGAGCTATTAACACTTGCGGTCATATCTGTAAGCTCAGACATATCCAAGGTTAAAGTTACATCACCTGTTGTTCCACCACCACTTAAACCTACTCCTGCAGCAACTGAAGTTATATCTCCTGTATTTGCAGTTGCACCATCGGCTACATTAATCATTGCTCTTAAATTAGCAGGAGTTATTTCTTCTATTACACCTGCTCCTGAAGAATCTCTCCCTAATACTCTATCTGTAGCACTAACATTTTGTATTTTAGCATATGTAATACCATCATCTTTAATTCTTAAAGCATCGCTGTTAGTTTCTATTGTAGAATCGTCTACATTAACAGTTAATGTTACATCTCCTGTTGTCCCTCCACCTGTTAGTCCATCACCTGCAACAACAGATGTTATATCACCAACAAATGCTGCAGTTGTTCCTGATGTTAATTGTATATCATTACCTGCATCTGTAGTAAAATATAGTTCATTTGGTGTTGCAGTCTTAACCCATAATTGTCCATATGCTACTGTATCAGATATTGCATTAGATGCCTCTTTAATCTTTAAAGAAGAACTAAATTTAGCTTCATCTTTTGTAATTGTAGTAGTACCCCTACCTATAGCTAAATTGTCTAAAACTTGTAATTTATTTGTTGTTAAATCTTTTGTTGATGTGTTTTCAATTTTGCGCAATTCTTCCATTTTAGAAGACACGTGCCATTTACCATTTACTTTAGAACAAAGATATACTCCTCTGCCTTGTATTTGAGATAATATAATATCACCATCATTGCCTACTGTGTTAGATGGCAGAGTTTTATATATTTTAACTCTTGAACCTTTTATGTTTAAAAGATTAGACATATTATCTTATTGATTTATCTCTATATATTAATTCAATACTATGAATTTTAAATGTAGTATTATGAGTTAAAGCGTAACTAGTAAATAAAAAATAAACTGTATAAAAATTCTTTGCTTCTTTTACTGTTGGGTATAATATTGCTTGTTCTTTTTTTCTTTGTGAATTTGATTCTGCAAAACCTGTACTAGAAGAATAGTTAATATTTCTTGTATTATTAAAATTATCACCTCTTTCTATAAAAGATTGAGTACCTAATATATCAGAAGTTGTTTTATATTCATCACATCCAAAAGTTGCATTTACTAATACATTATTAGCGTTTTCGTCTGAATTTTCATAATTAATAACTACTTTATATAATCTTTTTTTAATATTTGGATTACCTAAATCATATTCTTTTGTTTGAAATCGAAATAGTTTATAGGAATCATTAGTTATTCCATGTTGAGTTAAAAATCCTGTTGATTTATCTGTAGCTTCTGAATGATACCATTTATTTATTGCTCCCCACGATTGAGATTCAATATTCTTTTTTCCATATGCTATGCAATCACCATTAGCTGTAGTTACAAAATTACTTAATTGTGGAGGATAAGTATTAGCGCTATTAAATTGAAATGATTTGTATGTTAAATACCAAGTTTTTGTTTTAAAACTATAAACAAAACCATCTGAAGTAAACGTAAAACTTAAACCTGCAGCAACACCATTATTGTGTCCTCTTTTAATAACTATTTCTTCAGTTTTTGCATTGTATCCTACAGAAACTGCAAAATCAATATTATTTTCAATATCATCTTTTACATTCCAATAATATATAGTTTCAGACATTGTTACATCATTTGTTAATTTATTTTGTAGTAAATCTATTAATTGATTCCCATCATATAAATAACATCCTTTTGAATTTGCCCATACAATACCATAAGGTGTCTTAGTTACTTGCATTGGATGAGAAACGCCAATATTATCATATGTTTTTTCTAAAAACTCAAAGTCTCCTGATGTATTAATAATAAATAATTTTCTCTTTTTAAATTGTAATAGTTTACTTTCAAAATATTCAAGCGCTACTATTTCATCTCCATCGTTAATTGCAACATCAATAAAACTATCTTTTGGCAGTATATTGTATTTACCTATTGGAGATTTTAACATTCTGTCAGGAAAAAATTCACCATCTTGCCTTATATTACCAACATACAACCTATTATTTGCAACAACAGCTGTTTTATAATCACATAATAATTCATTTTTAGTTAAATCTTGTGATACTAAAGTTTGAGATTCATAGCTATCAACTTCATTATAGTTTAATATTTTTTCTTTAGGTATAAAATAATGATAGTATTTATTAGTTGAATCATAATTACCTGTAGATTTAAAATTTGAAGTAGTTGAATAAATTGTATTTGTTTTTAAATTTACATAAAATTGCAAATAATATATATCTGAGTTTGTATCTTTCATATAATATTTTAATTCTTTTCTATATTCATCATTAAATGCATCTTCTCCAATATATACATCAACATCTGGACATTGACCTGCTGATATTGAAGATACTGACGTTTCAGATGTGCTAGATGCAGTAGTACCTATTAAAGTTTGACTTGATTCTATATTTGATTCTTCATCAAAAATATTAACAGATGAAACACCTATTTGAAATATTCTTTCACCCCATCCAAATGCAGTTGCTCCACTTGGAGTATCAAAATTAAAATTTGTTTTTGTTGCATTAATATTGTTAATTGTAAAACCGTTTGATAATGCAGTCCAATTTGCAGTTCTAAAGTGTGTTTTAATATATGAAAATTTTACTTTTTCCCATCTTGGATAAAAATTAGACCCATTAGTAACATGAGAAAAACCAGTTAAAGAATCAATCATAGTAAAACCATCTTCATTTTCAGGATAATCAATATAAAATTTTAAAATAATATCATCAGCTAATTCAATATCTCCATCATCAAATGATATTTGACCATAAAATGTTTTAAAAGATTTTCTTCTATCTCCAGCATTCATTTCATCAGTCCATTCATATAAATCTGAATTTTGCCAAGTTTTATTAGCATCTACTTCAGATTGAATATCATACACTTTACCACCTATTTCATCAACAAATATAGTAGCTTGTTTAACATTTTCCATTTCAACAAAATCTGTATCTCCTAATGATAAATCTCTTTGATTATTATCTGTTACTTCAGTTCCACTTCCAAATACATCTGTAGCATTAGTTGTTCTTTTACCTGCTGTTATTATAAATTTTGGAGGATAAACTGTATTAGGTATTTCTCTATTATCAGCTGTTCCTTTATGACCTTGAAACTCATAAGTAAATTGAAATGTTATTCTTGAAACACTTCCTGTTGTTAATGTGCTAATTTGACTATTCATATCATCATTAGATATTCCTACATCTCCAGTATTTGCATGTGTACCACACCAAGTAAAATACATTGGATTTGTTACTGTATCCTCTGCATCACTTTGTCTAATTATTGATTCATCAATGTTTCCAGTACTTGGGTCATCTAATGGAGGGTTAATATTCCAAGTTGATTGCACTCTTGTAAGTTCTGCTCCACTTTCATCTTGTAGTGGGTATTTTGTTGGATTTGTTATTTCACTTGAACCTGCATGATAATATCTTATTACTCTTCCAAGTCCATCTAAATCATCCAATGGCCAATTAGTGGTAGTCTTAGTATCCCCAACTAAATAATATTGATGATTTTGTTCATATGTATAGGTATTAATATACTCTAAAGCATCAAATGTTTTATCAACTTCACCAGTATTTCCAGATGCACTAACCAATAGCATAGGTGGTGAAGATATTGGATTTGACCTGCATTCATATTTATTTTTATTATAATAAAATATTTTACTTGTATTACCTGATTCAAAATTTGCATCTGATATTTTTAAAACACCATTGATATAATTGTAAATAGGTTTCATATTTGGATTTGGCCAAGTTAATCCTGTATTTTCTACCCATTTATCTTCATTGGCAGAATATATATTTATTTTTGATTCTGTAGTTGTATTATCATTTAAAAATATTAAATCTCCTCCAATCTCATCTGATTCAATTTTTATATTATCAAAATATACTATTTGATGAGTTTCTGAACCTGTTGCTCCAGCTTGATAATAGTAAGAACCTGCATTTAAATTAATAACCCAATCAGATGCATTATCATATTCTGGTGGAATTGTAAATTGAAACTCATATTTATTCCAAGACAATATATCTTCTGAATATGGATTACCAGGTAAATCTTCTGTTAAATCATTAGATATAGACATTGAACTTAAATCAGGTAAAGATTTTTTAACAGATACTGAATCTAATCTACAATCTAATTGTTTTGCTAACGGTGCAAATGCAATTCTAATAACTCTTGGAGTTCCACTATTATTAGGTACAAAAAATTTATATGGAATTTTTTTTGTTGCACTATTTTTTTCTCCTCCATAATGATATGTTGTAATTCCATTTGTACCGCTATTGTTAATTCCAGAACTCCAAGGCACTATATAGTTAGCAACATATAAAGTTGTATCATTTGGAATGTCAGCTGCTGTACCTGCTGCAAATCTAATTTCAGTTGTACTATTTACTGCGGTACATACTCCTAAGAATGTTGTAGAACCATCCTCATTTAATTTATATATTTCTCTATTTTTTACAAGTGCATCAGTTGCAGCAGTTCCACCAACAGTTAATACTGCATTTCCATCGGTAGCAGATAACGTGCTTTCATTACTTACAATTCCTGTACTTGTTAAATCAAATGTATCAACAATTGAAAAAGCCATAGCAGTTGTAGTTGCCGTAGAATATACAAATGATAAATCATACCATTGATTATCTTCTAAAGTTAAATCTTGATATAAATAACAATTAGGCATTATTCCAACAGAACTAAGATTCATAAATTTAAAACCACTTCCACCATTTAAATTTAATGTTCTTCCAGATGTTCCAGTTGAATCAGCGCCAAATGAATTAGCACCACTTATAAAAGTGTACGTTATTGTATTGTTTGTATCATGAGAAAATCCATCGTAAGCCATCCAATCTGTAGGAGGGTCATAATCAGTTGCACCTCCATGTCCTCCATTTCCTCCATGAATAGTTCCTCCTTCATAATCACCATTTTTTACATATTCAGTTGTTAGATTATCAGCATAATCATATGTTGTTTCTGCGCCTGATTGAAAAGAAGTTCCATTTCTGCTTTGAAATAAATATAATCCTGTATTTGTTCCATCTGTAACACTATCAGAATATATTTGCACAAAAGGAACTCTTTCTCTTCTTTGTGATGAATTATTTCCATCTGCTCCATATCCATAATATTTATATTTTGCTCTACAATAAAAAGACATTGTATAAGTAATTCCAGATTTTAATGTATTATTACCTATAGATGTATTTTCTGGCCCTAAAGCATCACCTGCTGCCCAATTATAACTTTTTGATGGGTTATGTGTTACAAAACCTAAATCTGCTGATGTGCCATCTGTTAAAGTAGTAGACTTAGTTCTTAAAAAATAAGAGTTGTCATAACCTATATCAGGTGAGTCAATATCATCATAAGGAAAATCTGTTCCACCTTTATCAATGTAGTCAAGTTCATCTTGATTACCAAATTTTGTATTATCTCCAGCCCAATTATATATTTTATATTTTGAAGAACTATTTACAGAACCACTAAAAGCATCAGTAATAGTTGCCTGTTTGCTGCTTCCAACATAATCAGTAATTCTTCTAGATTCACCTATACCATTTCCTTCAACAATAACAACAGTCATATTATTATAAAAATCATTAGTTGCGTGATTTGTTGTTGATTGAAATGATGGAGTTGCAGCTAAAGTTAAAGTAGTGCCTGAATATGATTGAACAGTCCCTTCTTCAAAACCACTTTCAAATTCACCTCTTATAACTGTTGGACTTACATCAACAGATGTTGCAAATAAACCATAACCAACTTGAAAGTTAGTATTGGAGTGAGGCAAGTTATATAAATATAATCCTAACTCACCTCCAACACCAACAGTATTATTTTCATTTACTCTAGCATTAAGAGCAAGTGAAAGTTCATTATCTTGAATTTTTCTTTTATCTGTAGTTTGATTCAGACCTCCAGAAAAATTATTAATAAGGAAAGTTTTTTTAGACACTACTTGCCTTTTATTTTGTCAACGATAGGTTTTAATACCATATCCCAAACTAAATCGTCTTTTTTAGACGGACTTAATTTGATTACTTTTTCTACTACATATAGGGCTAATAAAAAATATTCCCAATTTGCTGTAATAAGTGACATCATTATTTATCTCCTTTTTTTATTTTTCTTTTAGCTTGACAACCACATTCAACACAAACAAAATCAGCTTGTGGATGTGCAAGTTTTTCTAACTTACTAATTCTTTTGTCATGGTCACTAGCAATTCTTTTATCTGAAGCTTTTTCTATAGCTTTCATAACTTGACCAACAACTAATTTAATTAACAATTTTTGTCCTATCATTCTAACCAGCTTTCTTCATCTTCAAAATCAAACAAATTCCAATTATACAAATAATAAATACCTCCAAAAAATACAATTAAAAATCCTAAAATAAAAAACCCTAACTCAACTATCAATTTTTTTTAATCTTTCCATAAATGGTCATTAAACCAATTATTATAGCAATTGATAAAGATGTAAATGTTAGTAATGGATTAAAATAATTAGTATAGCTTATTATTGTAGATAAACAAGTCCAGCTAACACCTATTTCTGGGTTGTTTGCTAAAACTCTTAACGTGTCTTTCATTCATTCTCCTTGCAGTCGTCCCATTTTTTTAAGTCCAGCATTGGCAAAGGCTTTTCTATCATATGGTCTTTTAATTTATCATTTTGTATTGCAACTTTATTTCCACCTTTTATATAAGGTTTTCCATCTGTGCATCCTACTTCATATACAAAAAGTATTGTTTTCCAAAATCCTACTCTTACTACACGAGCAGGCCTATTATCAAATATTATTACATCATCAGTATTTAAATCATCTCCAGCAAAGACTTTTATTGCCTCTATTGTTGATTCAATTGTCTTTCTTCCAATTAAGAACACAAAAGCTATAGCAGCCATCCAGCCATATTCGCCAATTAAATTTTCTATAACTTCTTGTTCCATAAATCTCCATATATTAACCCTCTATGAGATTTCCCCATAAAGTTGTTTTTCCTTTTATAATTTCTACAACTTGTACATTAAAATTACCATTTTTAAAAAAATCTACTATAGCAAATGCATGATTCCAATTTGTCAATCTACCGCCAAGCCAATCTTCATCAGCTTCTATATCTTTTAAACAACCTAAACTCCAAGCGCTAATTGTACCACCTCTATTAGTTTTAGTATGCCTTTGCAAATCATGCGTATGTCCATACATAATACTTTCGCCATAAACATCCAAATGTTTAAATGAGTGATATTTTGATACAAATTTTCCATGTGTAAAATTAAGTTTACCTATTTTTAAATTATCTTTTTTATTGTAAGGATGAAATTTATAACCTCTTTCTTTAAGTTTTAATGCTTGTTCTGTTTTATAGTGTTCTAAATAAGGATACCTAACTACAAATTTATCAAGCCAAACTTCATGATTACCTTGAACAAAATGTCTTTTTTTACATTTAACTTTATCTAAAGATTTGTCAATTATATCCATTCCTTTATTAACCGCTTTTACATCTTTATTTAACAATGGTATTAAATCCTCCATTGGTTTAGCATTTCTACCTTTCCAATAATGAGTACTAAAATATTCCCATTCACCTGTATCTCCTAAATCAATATACATTGTAGGTTTTACAATTTCAATAGCTTGACATACTACATTAATTGCTTTTTTATCATGTATAGGAAAATGTTTATCAGGAGTTACTATTGCTCTATCAACAATGTTGTTTTGCAATTTCGCCATAATTACCTCTTTTTATTTCAAAAAACTATTTTTTCTTAGCTAATTGTGCATCTGCTTTTTCATCATCTAAACCATCATACACCATGCTAAGTGCTTCTTCAAATGCTTTTAATTTACCAAGAGTTGTAAAATACACTTGAAAAGCTTGCCTTTCTTGCTGTTTAAGTTCTTCAATCTTTTCTTCTAAAGATTTAGCATTACTCATATTATCCTCTTTTTTTTATTATAATCTAGGAACAGACAGTACTCTTACTGCTGACCTTCTACTTCTAAACTTTTTAACTTTTGCTTCATACATTTTTCTAAAATAATTTGCAAATTGAAAATCTTCATCATTTTCATATAGTCTAGCTTTTACATAACAAACAACAGCATTATGTAATGCACTATCTAATCCTAAATCACTTTGTAAATTATTACCTGTTGCTGTAGCTTCTTCGTATTTAGAGTGATATGTTATTCTTATTCCATTATCAACAAACAATGATGAAAAAGTTCCTGTTTCATTTGTAGCTGAACTACTAGATGAACGTGTCATTGTAAAAGTATTTACATTTGTTACAGTAACAGATTGACTAGCTAAATTATCATCATTAAAATTTGTTGTACCAGATATACTTACTCTATCTCCTGTAACAAGACCGTGGTCTGCGCTGCATGTAAATGTTATTGTAGTACCTGAACAATCTGCATCACTTATTGTACCGCTTAAATTACCAGCTCCTTGAAATGTATCATACTTATCAGATGTGCTATTATCTGTTGATGTAGTATCTTGACATAATATTGCAAGCCTATTATCATCATTATAATAAACAAAATAATCATTAGGGTATGTTCTTTTATTTGTTGCCATAATACATCCTTACGTTAATGAGTCATCTGCGCCACTAGAATCTGTAAATGTTTCAGCAGTTGAATTAGAATCTGTATCAGCTTTTAATATTTTATGTGGGTCAGCTAATTTAGGTATCATTACATATCTACCATTTGAATCTAATACTTCAACTCTAAGTATATCAATCATATCATCAGATAATGTATACCATCTTTGTTTTGTTTTTAAATCAGTTGTGACTTCTTTTGTATAATGTTGTTTTTTTTCTGATATATCAAGTAATGCATCATTAATTAATCTTAGCATATAAGAATCAGAACCTGCACCTACAGATTCATTTACATCATCAATAATATCTTGAACTGTTAAACTTTTTGCCATAATTATTTATTCCTGTCTGCAATATCTTGCTCTATTGTTGTTTGACTAAACTCTACTTTTGTTTGACCGCTCCAAGTATTTCTCATATTAATATAATCTGATATATTTCCAGATGTACCAAATACATTACCACATACACATTCTTTTATGGTATCTTTAGGTACTTCGGTTCTTCTTGAACATTTATGGCAGTAGTATATTCTCATTTTTTATTTTTACTATGTGTAAATCCTTTTTTCTTTAATTCTAAATGTTTAGCATATGTATTAGCTTTTACAACTTTTCCATCTTTATACATAGAATGAGGTTTAAATGTTTTACCACCTTCTTTCATATACCCCATTTTATTTCTAACATCTTGAGGTAGTTTAGATAATCCAGGATTTTTATTTGAATCTACAGGTTTTAATGCTTTGCCACCATCTTCATATTTTTTCATTTTACCACCATACATCATCATAGGTCTTTCCATTCCCATCATAGGTTTTTCCATTCCTATCATACTGTATCCAGTTTTACCACCACCTGCATATTCTTTAACGCTTCTTTTTGAACCGTCTTTTTCAGGATAAATCATTTTATTTTTAACTCTTGAATATTTACTGTTTTTATTTTTTTTACTTTCTTCATATCTTTTATTTCTATCAGCTTGTAGTTCTTTAGGTTTTCTCATTATTTTTTGCTCCTATTTCTTGCATCAGTTATTGGATAATTGTAATTATTTTCATTCGGTAATTTACCATTTTCATTTATATATTCCAAAACTGGTTCTGTTTTTTTGTTTACTGATTTCTTTTTTATTATATATTCGCCACCTTCAACTTCAATTGGTATTCCACCTTTTTCATGTGATGGCCCTTTTAACTTGCCACCTATTTCATAAACACCTTTGCTTCTCATTGATTTTTTTAAAGAATCAGAGTATTTTGCTTTTACATTTCCTGATTTAGTGGCTTGTCTTTTCTTTTTATTTTCAGCAGCTTTTTGTCCTGGTGACATTGCATCTCTTACTTTTTTAGGTAAATATCTATCACCTTTTTTCCCTGATACATTATCCCAATCTTCTCCTGTCCATTGGTCTAAAGAGCGTTGAGATTCTGCTTTGCCACCACTTTTATACTTAGGCATAACTTTTCCACCTTCTTCTTTATAACCACCACCAGCAGATTTGTAAGCTTTTGCAAGCATTTGTGCTTTACGCGCACTCCAAACTCCAGGAGGCCCACCTTTTGAACCAGCTTTAATTCTTTGGAATATACGTTTACGCATTCCTGGTTTTGTATAATTACCTGCTTTATTTACTGTGCTTTTTTTAGACATTATTATAAATACTCAATATGAAAAATTAACTCTAAATCATCTGCAACAAAAGTTGGTGTTCCTGCTTGTATTACTCCACTTACAAAGCAACTTGTACTTCCTGGAGATGCTTGTAATAAAATAGGTGGTAATCCGTGTACAGTTCCATCTGATGTTGAATAATCTGTTACTCTAGCCATTTGGAAATTATCAAAATTTTCTGTATCACCTGTAGATTCATCTAAAAATAAAAAACCTGTTGGCTTTGCAGCAATTATATCATCATCTGATATATTAGCAGTTGCATTTATAGTTCCTAAAGTTACCGCATTTTCTGTAAATAATATTTCATACTTACAAGCATTAGCTGTTTTGTTAAATGTATACATAGCAATTAATCTTGAACAACCACCCCTATAGGCTACTGCATTTGGTATTTCTGTACCATTAAACAAAACATCGCCTGTTCCATAAGCATCAGTACTTAATTCTGGTGTAACTCTTATTATATTTCCTCCTGGGAATTTCCCCATTTTTTTCTCCTTATTTTAAAAATTAAATTTGAAGTAGATTCGGAGGCCACCCTTTATACGATAACCTCCATAGTTCTACAAAACTATTAATCCTTATTGATTCGGATTATGATGTTTGGATACCATTGTTAATACTACTAAACGCAGTAAACACATATTCGTCTCCATAATACATTATTTCAACAACATCGCCTCTTTCAGCAGTTGTGTCAAGAATAATATTAGAAACTTGTGTTCCTGCTGTAGAATTAGCAGCATCACCACCAGCATCTTTATTAACACCACTTAGTATAGCACTTCCTGCTGCAATTGTAATATCTGCTGTAGGAGTTTCTTCCCATACAATAAATTTACAATTCCAACCTACTTTATTTTCAGTTGCAGGAGGTAATGTTATTTCGTAAGCTCCACCTGATGACTCACACATAAACACTTTTCCACTATCAGAAAGATTTAATGTTTTTGCCGCAGATACAAGCTCTACATCTTTAACATCGTGTACTTTACCATAACTATTACTATTTGAGTTTAATACATCACTTCTCATTTTACACGCCCTCCAAGTTAATAAGTGCATGAGTTTCAGGAAGACTTATTTCAAGACCTGCTTCTGTAAGAATCATATCTTTTCTTAAATCTTCATCAGCTTGTTGCACATTTGTTGTTATTGAAGTATCACGATTTATTCCATTTCCAACAAGAGGTCTATAAGCAACGTGGTCAAGGTCAACCATCATCATAAATCCAGCAGAAAAACCTCTGAATAATGATTCAGCAACCAATGTTACATCACCATGGATTGTTTGAACTTTATTAACTAAATGTCCAAATGCACCCTGACTTGCTGGGAAGTTATAACGAGATTCACCTGCTAAACTACCATTAATAAAGTCACTAGCACCTAGTTTGTTGAAATGAGATATTACTGGTCTTGAAGCTAAAGCTAATTTAGCTCTTCCACCACCTCTAGCAGGGTCAAATATTACTTCAAAATCAGAAAGCATATCATCATAAGTCCATTCTGATGCTTCATTTGATTTATAATATGGAAGACCTGAATTGTAAGATAGTTGAGAACCATTGTTTACGACTTGAGCATAACCATTTTTAATAGTTGAACCAACAATACCATCAGTATATTGAATACCACCTGAAGTACCTTTTTGACCAAATAACATTGCTCTTTCAATATCTACTTTATGCTCTCTTAATTTAAGATTCCAAATTCTTTGGAACTCATCAGCATAACCTCTGTAGATTGTTGCTCTTGCAGTATTAGTCATTTCACAAGCAGTTTTAAAGATTTGAGTATAACCTAAATCATGGTCAAGCTCTTGTGAAAATACATCTGGCGCACCTGAACCTTGTTCAAATGATGTACCAATAACTGTACATTTTGAGTCATCAGCTAATGCTAATGTAGTTGAACCAACATGTGATATTGCAGTCACACTACAAGTAGTTTGACCACTTACTGAATTATCAACTGTATTAATTCTAACATTTGCAGTTGTTGGAACAGAATTACCGTCAACATCTCCAATTGCTACAACCATACCAGGTATTAACCAATCAACACTTGCAGCTCCTGCTGTATCAAAAACTACACTATCATTACTTCCTTCAGCAACTAAAGTTATACCACCTTTTAATAAAAAACTTCTATCGGTCATATGAATTTTAGTCCTGTCTTCCAAAAATCTGAATTGTGAATCAGATGTTGGAACTTTTGCCACTTTAGACAGATATACAAAAAATGGAGATTCCTCAGGACTTAAATCAGCGACTCTATCACTAAAATCATATAAACGTCTTGACGCATTTGATAATGATAATGCTGTTTGCGACCCAGGAGTTCCAAACTTAACCTGTCCAGAATTATATTTCTCTGACATTTTACTTCTCCTTTAATTACAATACATTACTTCGACTACCAGCTTTCACAATACCTTCCCATACAGAATCTTTTTCATCTTTTTTAATCGGTTGCTCACCTGATAAAATACCAGCTTGTTGAGGAACTGATTGATTTTGACGAATAGCATCTAATGGGTTTTCGTTACTTGCTTCGGTCTTATCTTGCGTTACAGCTTGCCACATGTTGATAGCGCCATCAATGCCATATTCTGCAGGATTTTTACTAGCAAAATCCATAAATGAATTAATTTGCTCTTGATTTAATCCTCTGTTAGAAAGTTCAGTTTGAAGTTTAGACATACCAACTTCTTTTTTAACTTCACTTACTTGGCTTTGAACACGTTTTTCAACTTCAGCATCTTGTAACTGTTGTCGATATTTAAACGACACAGACGATGGGTCATTAAAGGCTTCCCAAGGGTCAAACTCATCCTTAGATAATTCAATTTTTTCAGTTTGTGCAGTTGGTTGACCACCCTGAACCATACCAGTAATGGTATTTACTATATCAGGTCTTGATTCCAACATTTTACCAATCTGTTCATATTGTTTTAACTTTTGGTTTTCAGCATGTAGTTTATCTTTTTCTGATTGAAAATACTTAGCTTGAGATTCCCAATCATTATTAGATTCTTGCTGTTGAGTTGCTTCATCTTGCCCTACATTATCAGTAACTTGACCTTCTTCAAGATTGTTATTTTCTAATGCGTTATCCATTTTATTCTCCTTTTTTCTGCAATCTCTCTTGCTTTTCTTGAGCTTGGCTACGTACACGTAACTTCTCTGCTTCGAGTTTAACTGCATTTTCTAGTTTACCAACTGCTATAGTATTAGCAGATTTGGTTTTTGACTCTTGTGATTTCAACTCAGTTTTGAATTTCTCTACTTCACTACGTTTCCTTGCTGAGATTGACTCTCTGTGAGCTGTTTGTAAATCACCTTGTAAATTTTTAACTGCTTGTTGTGCTTGTTGTAATTGACCTTGCAATTGAGCCACAACATCCATTCTTTTAAGAACACCCTCTTTATCAAAAATATCTGTTTTCATTAAAGCTTCTGTTCTATCAATAAGTCCAGCTTGATATGCTTCCATGTATATTGACCATTCACCCCATTTATTTGATGGCATTGTAGAATTACCAATAACATTAATATCATATTGACCAATGCTTAAATCATTAATCATTTCATTTATGGCTTGTGATTTATCATTATAAACATTTACCATATATTCACTCATATCATTATTAGGTTGAACTACTCTAAATACTTTTTTATACGTATAATGTTCCTTAGCTAAATTATATATTACTTGTCCAAGCCTTCTAAGTGAACCTTCAATATCTCTTAATTTAGATTTACTACGTCTTTGACCAAAATCTTCTAACATCATTGTAGCTGAAGATGTATTTGGTGCAACAGCACTATTACCTTGCATCATTTCAAATATACCCATATTTAAATCAATATACTTCTCAATCAAAGAAGGTAATTGCATAACTGAGTTTGACAAAGGTTGTGGTGATGGAAAATGAGGAGCGCCAAAAGATGGGTCATATTCAATTGTTGCATTTGGATTAGCCCAACTTCTTTCTAATTCCTCAATATCATCAACACTTCCTTGTGGTATAAGTAATTTTAATCCAGATGATGCTTGCGCATGAGATGTAATTAAAGACATTGTTTTATTTAAAAATCTTTGAAAATCTTTATTTTTTCTAACATCACTCATTGGATATGGTGTGTTAGTCCAAATGTTTGGTACAGGTACAATAGGATATTTATCAGTATTTAATATATATTCATATAAAACTATTTGACCTAATGTACATGTAAGTTTAATTCTTGTTTGCTGTACTTCTACAACATCAATTAATCCATTCTCTAAAGCTTTAGCAATTTTATCATCAGCTAAAAACTTTTCCATATTTTTTGTATCTAATATTCTTTCTTCTCCAGATTGAACATCCATAATTCTATAGTAAGGAACTTTAACTTTAGAAAAATATTCTATTAATTGATATTTTTGTGAACCTTCACCTGTATCTTTATCTTTGACATAGTCAGGTGTAAATGTACCTACTGTTCTTTTATTAAGTGGTGATGGATAGGTGTCATCTTCATAATATGATTCAACAAGGTCAATTAAAAGTTTACCATCTTCTTGTTCTTCTGATAATTGTGGGTATAAATCTAATAATTGAAATTTTGTAAATATTGTAGATAACATCATTCCTGTAGAATCATCAAAATACTTACTTCGAGCATTTGGGTCAACTACAACTCTAAATGGGTCAACATATGTAAATTTAACTTCACCTCTACCATAATCAGCTTCCCTGTCAACATATGCATAAAAATAACCAAGCCCTGTAACAGAATAATCATGTATAGTTTGTTTAAATACTTCATTACCATCTGATATATTCCATATATAATCCATAACAGTTCTCCAGACAGCTGCTAAATCACTATCAGAATCTTCTCTTGGCATTGCAGAAAACTTTGGTGGTTTAGATGTTATAATAGCTTTAAACTGTTCAATAGCTGAATATATCCTATCTAATGGTATATTTGATTGATTTCTTTCAGCAAGAGCATCAGCCTCATCTTCAGTAAAGTGATTGCCTAAATAAAAGTCAATATCTTCGCGAGCATGGTCTTCCCACTCTTTACGAGCATCTGACCATCTATCCCAAAGTTCTTTAACGTAAGTTGCTTTTTTATCGGATTTAATCATGTTGCGTAATATATAACATATTTATTATAATAATCAACCCCTTGCCCCTGTAATCCAATTATAGGTTTTTTTAGGTTTTTCCCACTCTTCTTTATTATTTTTAACTTTTTTTACTTTACTAGCTGATTTATTGCCTTTTGCATATTGTGTTGATAACCAAAAAGCATCAATAGTATCATCATGAGTTCCTTTTGGAAAATCTAATAATTCACCAATAAATTCATGCATATCTTTTTTAAGATGAACAGCTCCTGCTTTAAACATTGGCTGTAAACCTTCAAACAGCCTGTCTTTCTTTTTTTGATTACCATAATTTTTTATACCTTGTTCTATACCAGGAAGAAACTTTCCTTCTTTTTTACTTCTTTTGTGTATATAATCTCTTAACATTTCCTGATATGATATAGTTTCAATATTTATTCTTTTGATTGGCCTATATCGTTCAGCAATTTTAAATATTTCATCTGCACAGTCCATAGGTAATACTCTTTGTCTCCAATATTCAATAATATAGTAATCATACTCAGCAGTAACACCAATAACCATAATAACACTATAATCATTACGTCTACTAAGAGTTGAAGCAGGGTCAACACCTATATAAATATTTACATACTCAATTGTACCATCTTCAAGTTTTATATACCAAGAATCTCTTTTATTATCAAATTTAATACTACCACTATATAAATTTTCAACTATATCGTTTTCACTAAAGATTTGGTCTTCAGGTGATTTAGCTTGGTTCATATATTCTTGATAAAATTTAGATGGTGTACCAGAATCTATATAAAATTGTTTTCTTTCTTCTAATTTTTTTAAAGGCCATCTTGAAGGCCATAATGGACTACCATCATCAAGTATTGCTTTATATGTAATTAAATCCCAAGAGTATTCAGCACCATTGTTCATTGCTTCTTTATAATTTCTAACAAGTCCATTTAAAAATGAATCATAATGTACAATAGTTCCATTACACCATAAAAACCCACCTTTATCAAAATCAATAGCTGGATATACAGCAGCTGTTACCCAATTCTTTATTTGTTGTCTAGCTTCAGGAGTTTTTGTATTTAACTCAGATTCAAAGTCATCAAGTATAATTCCAGTATATCTTGTAGATAATTGCTTTTTACCACGCAGTCTTTGTGCTGCTCCCTTTGCAATCATCCTACAATTATTTGTTAATGTTATTTCGTTCTTAGTCCACTTATCACCTTGTAAGTCACCGAAATAATAATGTATTGCAGGATTTGAGTATATGTGATTAGAAATCCAATTAAGGTTATCAATAGCCTGGTCTTGTGCCTCGCCAACCCAAGCGATAAATTCTGGGCTTTCTTTATTCGCAAATAAGAACCGATGTAAAACCGCAGTTGCAGCTAAGGTTGACTTTGCGTGGTCACGAGGCAATACAAGCGCCAATTGTTGATTATCTCTATCTAAAAGTTTTTTACCGACAGTATTGTGAAAATCAGGAGTTGCGGATGCTAAATAATCTTGTGGTGAAAAGAGTTTACCAAATACAATAAGGTCATTGTAAGCCATTTCAAGAACTTTTTCATTGTTTGATACATTACCGTTAAGATTTAGATTTGCCATATATTAGCAGTTCCACTTTTTTAACGACAAAGACAATCTATCTTTACCAGTATTATTACTGGGCTTTTGTCTTTTTCTCATACCTTTCATTCTTGCACAAAATGATTTTCTTCTTTTTGCAGCTTTACTACCTTTTTTTAATTTTGAGGGTTTTGTTGTTACAGCGGTTTGTAATTTAGAGCCAGGGTTAGCTCTTCTATATGATTCAACGCCTTTTTTATTTAAACCGCCACTTGGGTCTTTTCCTTCTTTACGTTGCCATGCAGGAGTTTTACCTCCTTCTTTAAACTTTGCTCTACTTCTTGCGTCCTTTACAGGTATCTCCGATGCCCATTTATCCATAATTCATCTCTCTTTCAACTATTTATCCATCATTAAACTTTTTAAATATCTCATAGGTTGACCAGATAGATTAAGTTCTTTCATAATTGATTTTCTATTATCAACATTAACAGTATCAGAAAAACTAGGATTTGCTGCTAATGTACTTAATAATGCAATAAGCATATCTTGTTTTCTTTCTTTAGTTGCCATTCCAGGCATTGACCTGTATATTTGTCTTTTTTCACCACCTTTTGTTAATGCTTCATATAAAGAATTTGTAAATAAACCAAATGGTGAAATACCAGACCTTACCTCAATAACACTTCCAGGGTCTATCTGATTTATAAGTTTATCTATATTGCTATGTGCATTTTCTTCCATTACTTTTCCTTTCTAAGTTCAAAATGAGGAAAATCATCAAATTTATTGTCATCTACCTCAAAGTTCATATTCCAATCACCACCCCAACGTAATTTTATTCCCATTGACTGAGCAATACCAATCACGAAGCCTGCAAACAAATGAAAACGCTCCCTATCATCCCAATCAATAGGATAAGGCACAACATCCACAGCCCTGCTTGGATTAGAATTATGACGGCCATTTGGGAACTTAACCTTAGTTTTTCCTTCATCGAAAAGCTTATTTTGCCTTTCAGCGCTTCTATGGCCTTCCAAAACAGAACAATCGACATATTTGATAACTTCGTTAAATATTTTTTGTAGTTTATCATCACAAGTGCTTAACCTTTCTTTACTTCTTTTTCCAAATCTAGGCATCATTACTCCATAAATCAAAGTTTGAGTTATCAGCCACAAATGAAGAAGGGTATAGAGTGTGAGTAACATAACAAGAGGATAGAGAGGTCATACAACTTTCTTCACCTGTGGCCAAATCTTTATAAATTATTTCCATTAACTGTTTCCTTGTATCGAATTTTCGCCATAAATATACATAATATTATCATTATTATCAAACTCTGAGTTGCACTTAGGACACATCCAGCCAATCACATCGTGATTTACACTATTTGTATCAAACAATCCAACTCTTTTAGAGTAATGTTCGTTATAATACAGTTCTTTGTCACAAATTGGACAAGGGTCTTTAATCTTCGTCTTTTTCTTTGTGTGCAATGAGCTTTGTGTTTGATGTTTTTCCACTTAAAGCCTCCATTTGTTCTGATGTAAATCCTTGAAAGACAGTCAACTGCTCTTGTTTCTTCTCAGTTTCAAATAAACCTGCCATTTTTGACAATGCATCTAAAGAACGTAACTTATCTGTGTCTCTATCCGATAAATCAGCAATCATTTTATATTTTGATATAATCCATTCTGCTGTTACACCCTCATCTGCAAGTTTTTTATTGATTTCTTCTTTAACCATTGTCCTTATTTCCTTTTTTTTTAATAAAACATTCGTTTTTTTCTTAATATAGTCCTCATCTTTGGCTTTTGGGTATGCTTTTTTGTAAGCTGATACCGCACCATCCCCTGCTGCAACATATTGAGCAAATAAAAACTCACGATTGTTAAGTTTTCGCTCCTTAGCTCTTTCGTAGATGGCATCATAATTACCTGAAAACGAATAAATGTTTTGTGCAACTCCTTTTTCACCCAATATCTGATGTGTTTTTTGTTCAATGATATAAGAACCACATATAGTCAACACAACATTACGAGGAGTTTTATAACCAGGATGCTTTAAAGCACTACGTTTAAGAATTTGCAATACATATCCATCATCTGTATAAACCCAATCTCTTGTTGTACCCACTCTCCAATTACCAACAATGTCAATATCAGGATTGAACGCGCGAAACTCCTCTGCATCGTCATATAAATAATTTTCAATACCTTTAATTACTTTAACATCCATAGAATAATATAAAAAAACTTTATCAAAAATAAAAACCTTGCATAATTCATTTATTTGATTATATTTATCTATATAATAGAGATATATACTAGAGATAATATCTATAGATAATATCCATCTTATAAAAGAAATTAATAATAAAGAAAAGATTTAGTCAACTTTGAAATTTTTTTACAAAATATTTTTTACATTTGATAAGAGAAATGGAAAAGTCTGTTACAAAGTTTGAAAAATAGCGTTAGAATGTGTGTGAGTATTATTTTCACCGACACCCCCCCTGCCTTGCGCGAGGGTAGGGTTGCGATTTGGTTGATTTTTATAAATATATTGGTTATTTTTACAATTCAGAAGAAATGGACTACAAACAAAAACGCCCCAACAAGTGGGGCGCTATTGCTACACAATCCGCGTATTTTTTAGAGGTCTTTATTACACGCCTCAATGAATTTACTAGTATTAAATAATTTATTATCTGTTTTAAACTCTGCACATAAATCATTTATAAAAGTATCTTTATTTATTGTTCTCTTATTATTAAAGAATGTATTATCTCTAATAATTTCCGCTATCATCTTATAATATTTTCTACTTAGCATTATCTCCCCCTTTCATTACTTAAGTTAATATCTTTTATTATTGTTTGTAACTGCTCCAATTGTGCAAGTACTTTATTAGTGCCGCCGCTTAATCCAAAGTAATTCTTGACATCTTTTAAGCGCCAATGTCTACTTGGTTTTATTCCCTTGCTAAACATTTTAACTTGACCAACACACAACGCCAAATTATAAAGTGCAAACTTTGCGCCATCTATTTGGTTAGATTGTTTTTCAAGGTCTCTAATAAATTGGCAATCTTCATTCATATTTACTATTGTTTTATTTTGCATTGTTTTATACTCCTTATATTTGATAGTTATTAAATAAATACTTGGCTTTATCTTTCCCAAAGCGTTCCTCTGCAATACTGCATATGATACCTATCATATTATGACCAAATGTAGTACCAAGTACATCTTGACATTCTTTTTCTAACTCTTCAAATGTTGCCGTTTTTAGATTGATTTTATTTCTCATTGTTTTTATCTCCTTGTTGGTTATTTTGTTTAACATTATCAATATATACTTTTAATTTATTAATATAAATTGTTATTGATTCGATTTCTTTTGTTAATGTTCCAATATCATTAGTTAATTTATTAATTAATTTTTGATGTAGCTTTAAAGTCGGCTCTAATGTTTTAGATACCAAATTATATAATAATTTATTATCATTCATTATTTTTTAACTCCTTCTATTGATTTATATTCATTTAACATATTATACTTGACTGCTTTTACTGCGGGTTTTTTCTTAGATTTTACAGAACTTTTAATAGATTTAAATTTAAGTGTTCCGTGTTTGTCTAATGTCATTAAATCACCAATATTATTAACACCTTGCGCCGTGTTATCCATTGGGTGAACTTTTATTTCTGTAAGGTCAGTATTTAAATCAATTTTATCTGTGTAACTATTAAATAATAAAATAGCATCTAAAAAGTTTATACTTAACCATTTAATACCAACCTTGCCGCCGCCTATGCCGTACCGATGTGCTATATCATAGCGCTTAACATTAGTGACATTATTAAACGTGTCGCGTTCTTTTTTTAATACTGCAAAAATTGTACTCATTATTTTTTTACTCCTTCTATTGATTTATTATTATTTACTTTTATTTCACTATCTAAACGAACAACATTATCAATTATTACGTGGCCTTCAAATTCTACCGCAAAAAAATTATCTAATGTTTTTTCTATGGTTGATATATTTTTTGTATAACTTTCCATTTCTTGCGCTTCTTCAAAACCCCACGAACCGCACAAATACGCGTTTTGATTTGATTGACTCATTATATTTTGTAACTCTTTAATTAAATTATTATAATCAATATTTTTTATCATTGTTTTTATACCTCGTTTTATTTTTTGTTTACTCCTATAATATACACATAATAAAACATATATTTTATATATTTATTATTTTTATATCTTGCATTATTTTTATATATTTTTTTATATTTCAATTGTTCAAGCAGTTAAATAAATAAGAAAATAAGAGGAAAAAAAGAAAATGAAAAAAGAAAATATCAAAATAAATATGGAAAGAAAAGAAGAACTAATTAAAATAGTTGATAAGTATTTATCGCATTGGAAATGGGAAGAAAATATACACAAACATTTAACGTGTTTTGACTATGTAGAAAAGTTTGGAATTGATGCAATAAAAGGATTTATCCAATTCTGTAAAGACCACAAAATGACCGACAAAATCACACCAACAATTGCCCACGATATAAACGGAACATATCACAAATATTTCTCACCAAGAACAACAAGTTACGAAAAATATAAAACAGATAAAGGAGCCTAATTATGACTAAATGGTACCCACTAACAACCGCATATTGTATGGATTGCGAAGAATTTGCAGATAAAAACGGAGTCCATATCTGTAAAACATACAAACCAAAGAAAAAGAAAAACAATGAAATACAAAAAGAAATTGAAGAATTGGAAAAAAGAACATCAGATTTATTCAATCCTACAATGATGACAGACATTGATAGATTATATAAACTAAGAAAAAAAATAAAGAAAGGGAATAAATAATGGAACCAATCAAAGTAAAAGTCGATTTAACAAAAGAGAAAAAACCAACATATGATATTGATGATTTAATTTCAGATGCGTGTGATGAACTTGATGAAGCGATAAGGCTCAATAAGATTGAAATTGATGAAGACGAAATATATGATACTGATGATATGATACACGAAATAGCAGATTCCGCAGTACCAATTTATTACTATGATATTGGCCAATTTGCCGCACATAATAGCCATTTAATGACAGAAAAAGCAGAACTAAACCCAGAAGGTACCCCACACGACCAAATACAATCAAATATATATAGCGAAATAATAGATGGATTACACGCACATATAGCTAAAAAAGAAAGTGAGGAATTATAAATGAAAAATAAAAACAATTATGGTATTAATGATGATTTACATATATGCCCAATTTGCAAGGATAAAATTGGATATATAGATATGGAACTAGGAGTTTTTGATAGTAGGTATTTTAAGAATATGGAAAATCATACGTGTGATGATTGGTATCCATTGAATGAAAAGAAAAGGAGATAAAATGAAATATAACAACGAAATAGTTGGAGAACAATACGAAATAAGAGAACTAGTAATTCTTAATTTTATTGAATGGTATGCATCAGAAGAAGAAGATAGAGAGCCATTAAGACAAGCAATGCAATTATATCTTCAACAAGAAATATGGATAGAACTTGAAGGAATGAAATTAATAAGTGATTATATAAACAAAGATTATTGGAAAGACATAAAAAGAGGAAAATGATGACAATTGAAACAACAAAAAACGGATATATAAAAATTAGCGATATTGTTGATAATCAGCTAATTACAAGGTTATATGCCTATTACACAAAAAACGAGGCAAAAAGGATATTTTTAAGCGAAATAAACACAAAAGGAGAAAAATAATGAATAGTTACGATTTAGATAAAATAGTAAGATGGGCAATTGATAGCGATTTAAAGAAATTTGCAGAAGATGCATATGGAATAACAGGAACCGCTTTTGATGAGATGAATGGTATGGACGATTACTTACGAGGTAAATTCAGACAGATGCAGACCAATTTTATATTTTGGTTGGGTGGATTAGATAGAAAAAACAGAAAAAGATTAGCAAGAAATATTACATTTGGTAGAATTATTGCATCTACCAAAACAGAAGAAGAGTTTGACCCAATAAACGAAAAAGGAGAAAAATAATGGGAATGGACGTACACGGATTAAATCCAAAAATGAACAAATCAATCGATAATTACAAAACATATGAAAAATGGAATAAGATTGATTGGAAAGATAGAGATGGAAAATACAAAAAAGAATGGGAAAAAGAAAAAGATACATTTTACTCAGAAATGGATAAACGTGAAAAAGACAATAGAGGTATCTATTTCCGCAATAGTTGTTGGTGGTGGAGGCCGCTATGGGATTATTGCAGACACGTTGCACCGCACCTAATTTCAGAAGAATTATGGGAAAGTGGACATCACAATGATGGCAGAGGATTAAACGCCAAAGATGCAAAGGAGCTTGGTGAAATATTGATGGAAAATATTGCAAATGGTAGCGCCATACAATATGAAAAAGATTACAATGATATGTATGAGGGTGAAGAATATTTTTATCCATATGATGTTGAGAATGTTGAGAACTTTGCCCTATTTTGTATTGAAAGCGGTGGATTTGAGATATGTTAATGGAGGATTATTACACGGAAGATGAGATTGCCCATATGTGTTGGTACTATGGGCAGTACTCACACAATTTGTCATACAATCAAAGAGCAATCCTGGTGGAGAAATACGAAAATATGATTGATGATAAGATTAAACAAATAGAAAAGAAAAGGAGTTAAAATGAAAGAAATAAAAATGCCGATATGGTATTGTGAAATGGGAAAATTAGATTGGAAAGAAATGGCGAGAGAACTTGAAAATCGTATTAGTGAAGTTTTAGATAAAGAAGTATCAATAACAATAGAAGATGAAGGTTTTATTGAATTATAAATAAAGGAGAAAAAATGAATGAGATAGATTTATGGTCAGAAGCAGAAGATTGTGATAATGAAGATATACAATATAATCTATTTAGGTTATTTGAGTGGAGCGACTATCCAACAAATGAAAATAACTTTGATGAGATATACAACAGAATATGGGACGGAGAAACTTTAACCAACATACTAAAACAAAAGGAGAAAAATGATAAACAAAGTAAATAAAAAAGATGTAATGGAGGCAATGGAGTATTTTTTTGTTGAAGGTTTTATTGATGAACTAACAACAGATAAAAAGTATTACACAAAAATATTATTAAACAATGCCGCAAATCAATACGGTATTAAATTAGAATGGGAGGAGGAATGATAATATTAACAGAACAAATGAAAAAAGATATAGCAAAACTGAAAGGAAATAAAATGCATAAAATGAGTAAAGAATCCGCAAGTACATTAGTAAGTTTACAAAAGAGATTAGACAAAGCAGAGAAAATTAATAAGATATATGAGAAATTTCTTGATAAATTATTGCTTGATTGTGAAAAACTATGTGAAAAACTAGATAAAGAGGAGGGTAGATAATGCCAAATAGAAAAGCGAAAGAAAGAAAGATGGAACGTAAACGTAAGAACCTTGAAATAAAGAGATGGAAGCGAGAACAGAAAAAATTAAGAAAGGAGAAAAATGAAAGAAAAAAGAAATGAAAAAGGATTTACAGAATTAGAAAAAAGATTAATTGATGTTATTGATAATTTTATCCTATGGAATACAACGGAATCAGACAGAGGATTAGCAGAAGAATTTATTGAAGCAGATTTATCTTGTGGAGTTGATTATAATGAATGGTTTCAATTAAAAAAGGAGGGAGAATGAGCAAGATGAAAGACCTGGTGCAATTTTTTCTGGAAGAATATGGATATGATTTAGGATACACAATTCATACTCTTCCTAAAATAGAGGATATGCAAGCGGTAGCAATGACAAAAACGCCAGTATGGACATATTTTGGAAAAACAGAAAAAGAATATTATGGAGGTAGATAATGATATACATAGTTTTAATTGTAATGATATTATTAATAACCGAAACCATATTAGAAAGGAGAAAATGATGGAAGAAATAATAAGAATGTTAAGAGCAATGAATGATAATGAATCAAATAATGTTTTTGCGCGCGAAATTGCCCTTTTATGCGAAGAAAATGATAAATTAAGGGCAGAGTTAAGGGAAGTAAAAATGATAATAGAAAACAATAATAATAAAAAAATAAAAAATAACTAACAACATAATGATATATGTTATTATATTAATAGCATATTAAATATGTATAACAAAGGGGATAAATATATGGAAGATAATACATCTTATTTAGTCAAAGGAATCGATAAAGACCTTTGGGTAAAATTCAAAGTTAAATGCATCAGAAGCGAACATAAGACAATAGCAGATTGCTTTAGATGGTTTATAAAAGAGTATTCAAGAGGAAATATTTAGTGATAAGTAAACAAAGTCCAACTGATATTGAAGGAATCTACGATTCATATCTTAATGAATTGCAAGATAAGAACAGAAGAGAAAGGTACGAGGGTATGGAATCTTGGTATCATGCTTCTGGCGCAGGCTCTTGTTCAAGAAAATTGTATTTTGAATCTGTTGAACAGATAAAACCTACAAGTGTTTTTGATGAAAGAACAAAGAGGTTGCTTCAACTTGGTAATTTAATTCATGATGATGTTCAGAAGTCTCTTACGCACGCACGCGCACTTCATAGAGATATATCTATAGATAATACACAACTTAAAAAAGAAATTAAAAATAAAGAAAAAGATGTGGAATTTTTAGTGGAAGGTGAAGTAAAGATTGATGAGCTAAATGTTAGAGGTTTTTATGATATAGTTGCAAAACATACAGATGATGATAAACGTATTTATTTGTATGATATAAAAACTTGCGGCGCTTGGTCTTGGAAGATGAAGTTTGGTAGGAAAAAAACTTTAAATCCAAGTATTCATTATGAATTGCAGTTAGGCACATATGGGTACGCACTTAAACAACAATTCGGACAATTAGATGGTATGTTTCTTTATTATTACAATAAGGATGATTCTAAGATGAAGTGTGTAGAAGTACCACTCACTTATATATCAAGAGCATATCTTTTTTGGAAGAATATAAACGATGAACATAAACAAGGGTTACCACAGTTCAGAACTGGAGTATCTCCAGTACAAAAATGGCAATGTAATTATTGTCAATTTAGAGAACATTGTAACCCACCAACGTAAAGGAGTGAATATGAGTAATACAAAACAAAGCACATTCATGAAACTCTTCAAGACAGACGTAAGCGAATATACACAAAAGAAAGGTAGATTCAATTACTTGTCTTGGGCATATGCAGTACAAGAGCTTAAACGCGCTTGTCCAAATGCAAGATGGGGTGTAACGAAGGCAGAGGATGGTTCTCCATTCTTTAAAACAGATTGCGGTTATTTTGTTGATGTATGGGTAGAAGTTGATGGTGTCTCACTATCGCAAATACATCCAGTATTAGATAATCGAAATCAACCAATAGAAAAACCAAATGCTTTTCAGATTAATACAAGTCTACAAAGAGCATTAGCAAAAGCAATAGCATTGCATGGATTAGGATTATATATCTTTGCAGGTGAAGATTTGCCAGAGCCAGATGCTTTATCAGATAAGGAAGCTAAGGATTTATATAAATTAGCAGAACCTCTTGGTAAAGACATTGTAGATAATCTAAAAGTTAAAGTAAATGAAATGTCGATTCATGCACATAACTACGAAGCATGTGTAGAAAAAGTACAAAACATGATAAAAGAGAAAGGAAAATAACATGGCAGACGTAAATGATATGTTTAATGAAGTGACTAAAGAACAGAGCTTTTATGTGAAAGGTGAAAAAAAGAAATTTACTCCTTTTACAAAAGGTGAGTACTATGGTCATATAACTGAAGTTGATTCTAAAATACTTGATGTTAAAGGTGGTCAGTATAAGGCGAGATTATATACTTATACTGTGACTGTAGCACCAGAAAATAGAAATGCAATGTTTCAGTATGAAGGTATAGATGGCAATATGATTAAAACAGATGGTAAACCATATGTAGGTAAAACATTTAAAGGTAAGCTTTGGAGATTCTTAGAACCTTCAAAAGATGATACTTTTGAATCTAATGTTAGCGGCAATAAAGGTTATCTTAGGTTTTGTCAAACAATAGGTGTTGAATGTCCAACAGAAACCAGGACAGTTGATGGTAATGATATTGAAGTACAAATCTTACCAACTTTATCTCCAGATAATATGCTTGGGCAACCAGTCATTGCATTTGTTGATAAAGGTAGAGAGTTTACTAACAAAAGAGGTGAAAGAACTTTTTTCTGGGATTGTAAATTCTGTAAAAAGTGGAACGATGGAAAGAAGATAGATATAAGTGACGGTAATTCGGATATACCGTTTTAACTTATAGAGGAAAAGAGTATGGGTGTACAAGTCTTAGTAATGTCAATAGCTTAGAAATTCTTGTATGCCCATACGATTAAATTAAATAAAGGAGATATAATGGGTAGAGCAATACAAATGTCAAATGATATTGAACTTTTAAAATCAAGAGTAGAAACACTTGAAAATCAATTAAGAGGGATGGTAGCAAAAATAGAATCATTAGATTCAAAAAAAACTAAACCAAAAAAAGAGGTAGTATATGAAGAAGAAGAAACCAACAATGAAAGAAATGACAAAGGTGGTGAACAATTTAATAGTAAATCTAGAAAATCTAGCAAAAAGACAGTATAATATAGAGTTTGTTCAAGATAATTATTTAGAGTGGAAAAAGGAAAAAGATGAGTTTAAAAAATACATACAAGCAAAAGCTGAAGAACTTATTAAAAGCAGAGATAGCAAGGATGTATCTGACAAGTGATGGTAAAAAATTCTTTGATGAAAATGAAGCTATAATGCATGAAAGTACTTTGGATAAATTAAGGATAAAAGAGAGGAGATGGGATAAAATGAAAACAAAAATAGCAGAGATTGTATGCAATATAATAAAAGAAAAACAATGGGGTATCTTCTTTAAAAATGAGCCAATGCAATATCTACCAGTTCAAGACAACACTCCGATGTATAAAATCAATGAAGTGAAGGATGATGAACTAATGGATGCTATTGAAACCGCAATAGAAGAAAGGGTAAATGAATGGCAAAATCATCAGGCCGAGCAAGAAGAAAATCAGATAGACAACGAATCATTGAGTGGTACAAAGCAGACCTTGAGAAATACAGAGGCATGATAGGCGAAACTACCGAGTTTAATGTTATTGTTACTGATAAGTTAATAAAACAAACAGAAGATAGAATAAGTGAACTTGAAGAAAAAGAAGAAAGGTGGAAAAAAACTATAAGTAATTTATTCACATAAGAAAGGAGGTTTTATGAATTGTTGGCATTGTAATAGCGAAGTCATATGGGGTGGAGACCATGACTATGAAGACTATGGACTGGAAGGTGAAGGAATTGTTAGTAATTTAAGTTGTTCCAAATGTGATGCGGATTATTTAATTTACTTGCCAATACCAGAAGAAAATATAACTGAAAAATAGCGAGGACTTAATTGTCCTATAAAGGAGAGTAATATGGAGTTAAATCTACCATACGATAGCGCTACTGAAAATTGTATCTTAGGCACTATCATAGAAAATCCAACAGAATATAATAATGTTGGTAAATATATAATAAATAATCAAGTGTTTTATCAAGACAGAGCTAGAAGGCTTTGGTATAAGATTGGACAAATGATAAAATCAAAAGAGCATATAGATATGATTTCTGTATGCAGTTCTTTAAATGCAACTGACACGAAGATAGGACTTACATCATACTATGTAACTGAGTGTACAAGTAATTCCACAAGTCCTGGTTCTCTTACTTTTTATGCAAATCAAATATATGAAAAGTATTTGTTGAGAAAAGTCATTGTGCAAACCGAAAAAATAAAAGACAAAGCAAAAAATAATTACAACGATGTGTATGATTCAATAGAAAAAGCACATTCAATATTTGGTGAATTACTTGATATAAGGCCAAGTCAAATTCAAGATATTGAGGATGTTATTACTGACACCTTATCCAGTATTAAAGAGAAAAAGTCAAAACTTATAAAAACTGGCTATCCTTCTGTTGATAGGTTTTCTGGTGGATTAACAAGAGGCGAAATTACTATTATAGGTGGAAGACCAGGTCATGGTAAAACAACAGTAATGATAAATATGTTATCAAAAGCATTGCAACAAGGATATAAGGCTATGTTTTTTAGCAGAGAACTACCAAATTCAGAACTTATGAAAAAGATAATATGTCTTGAATCTGAACAACTATCATATGGAATGGTACGTAAGAATGTATTTAGTGATGATTCGCTAAAAATAGTAAACAATACTATATCACACATACGTAATAAATATTCTAGTGATAAATTCTTAATGTTTGATAATCTTAAAGACTTTTCTTCTTCGTCATCAGAATTAAAGAGGTTTAAGCCTGATATAATATTTGATGATTACATACAACTTATATCTTGTAAGGGTAGTCAAGGCGAAAGAAGATTGCAAATTGAGGAACTTGTTAATAATTATAAGTGGCTTGCCAAAGAAAATAATTGTGTGGTTGTTTTAGCATCACAACTAAATAGATTCATAGAAAGAAATAATACAAGAGGTAAAGCATTAATGCCTCAGCTATCTGATTTAGCAGAAAGTGGTGCAATAGAGCAAGTAGCAGAGAATGTTTTCTTTTCATACTATGACTATAAAGTTCAAGGCGAAGCAGGTAAAGGTAAGAATATAATAACTTTAATAGCATCAAAGGTAAGATACGGAGATTCTGGATATGCAGATTTAGGTTATGATGGAGATAAATGTAAAATATATAATTCAATAGGAGAGATGATAAATGACGAATTACCGTTCAAAGATTAAATATAAATATATAGGTATAGACCCAGGTAAATCTGGAGGCATTGCTTGTATAGATGAGAATGAAAATATCATAGCATATAAATGTCCAGATTCAAGTGAAGATATGGCGCTATTGTTTGAGGTTATTATAGGTGATACACCTCCAGATAATATAAGATTAGTCATGGAGAGAGTATGGGCCAGACCAACCAACGCAGTAAGAGCCGCATTTTCATATGGTACAAATTATGGACAATGGCTTGGTATCGCAGCATCTCATGAAGTTAAAATGAATACTGCAATTCCATCAGATTGGATTAGATGGATTGGATGTCCAAAGTCTTTAAAAAGTGTTATAAGAAAAAGATGGTTAAAAGATAAAGCGAAAGAGTGTTATCCTAAATTAAAAAAAATAACACTTAAAACATCAGATGCAATATTAATAGCTAAATACGCAAAGGAGGAGTATTTCAATGAGTTACGAAAATAAGAAAAAATGTACATTTGTACCAATGAGCAGTAAAGGTAGGGTAAAATACAAAAAGAAAAAGAAAACTAATATAATAGAAAATAAATCACAAATATTAAGAGAATGGAGAGAAAGCTGGTTTAGAAGTGAATATGAAACAGAAAATTAAAATGATTGACATATATAATTTAGCTGGCGGAGAGGCCATGATAATGAAAGGAGATGAGTGGATGCCATTAACAGAGGGATATTGCAAAGGATTTGACCTTGATTTAGAGTTTGGTAAAATGGGAGAAGAATTTGTAGAAGAGGTATTTGAGGGTAACAGTAAAGTAGAAGTAAAAACAGAAAGAGACATTTGGAAAACTACTGGTAATATTGCCATTGAAATTAGATGTAGTGGTAAGCCATCTGGATTATCTACCACAGAATCAACCGCCTGGATACATTTATTAGCCTATAATGGGCAAATAGAGGGCGGATTTATATTCAAGGTAGACCAACTTAAGGCTAAGATAAAAAACCTCCAAAA